TCCGCGTGACCTGCACGATTACAGGCACCACGCCCGCCGTAACTGCAACTGTTGGAGTCGCATTGCATGACTAAAGAAGCCACCACCCCCGTCCTGATGCTCTACGCCTATTGGCCCGAAGAAGACGTGCGCGTTGAGGCAGGCCAGATCATTGATCTGCCGCTGTCCCAGGCCAAGGCGCTGATTGCCGCTGGCAAGGCCGAACGCGCAGATAAGTTCCCCGGCGAAGCATGATTATCCGCGACGGTGATTGGACGCTGGTCAGCGCCGATCTGAAGCTAGGCCGTCAGGTGTGGTCCCGCCAGAACCCGGACGGGTCCACCACGGTCAGAACAGATTACAAGGTGGACGAGGTGCTTGACGCCAACCAAGCGGCCCGGTCGGCAGCGCAGGGGACGCGGTTCGGCGACTGGGCGCGCGTCGCAAGTATCCCGCTGAATGTCTACTACGGCAATGGGCTGGCGGACGCGCAAGAACAACTCGACGGCAAATACTTCGACAAGTGGCTTTCGGAAAACTCCAAGTTCAAAACGCGGTGACGCTGTGAAGAAAAAGCCCCCCGTCCAGTATGCGATGCTGCCGCCCCGCGTGGATGCACCGCAGATTGCCCCGATGAAGCCGGTTCAGCAGCCCAAGGTTGCAAAGATGCGGGGCATTGACTTGGATTACTACCTTGGCCCGACCGGCATTCCCGACAAGCTGCGGGCCGTCAACAGCATGTTGAACCCCGTTGAAGCGGTCGGCGGGTCCATGCGGGCATCGCAGCGGCTGTTCGCCCCTGAGACGGACGGATGGGGCCGCGTACAGGCCGCAGGGGACATGCTGAGTGGCATCGGCGGGTTTGTGGCTCCGATGGTAGCGGCAAGCAAGGTGGGCGGTCCTGTGGCCTCTGCGGTGGTGGATGCGTTCACGGGGATAAACACGGCCCCGGCGACACAGGCCGCGAAGACGATGGCGACTGACTTTGCCATGCGGGACGGCGGGGCGCTGCGGCTATACCCCGGCGAATACATCGGCGGGCATTCTGCGCCAACAATGGAAGCGGGGGCATCGCTGGACAATCCGACCGCGATGTTCGGCGGCGATGACATCTATTCAGGCAATGCCATGCGCTACTTTGGCACCGGCATGGATGAAGCCGACCGGGAAAGCATCGCGGCCATTTCGCGGGCGCGTAACAAGCCCAAAGGAACCACTTGGGTTTACCGGGCGGTCCCTAAAGATGCCCCGAACGAAATCGGCGCGGGCGATTGGGTGACGACCAGCCGCGCATACGCAAAGGACCACGGCGAAGCCAACCTTGGCGGGCGTGGCAATTACAAGATTGTGAAGGAACCAGTTTCCCCGCGCGAATTGGCGACGGATGGAAACAGCATCAACGAATGGGGTTGGTGGCCTTCGGAAGACCGCATCAAAGGCGCACTTGAAGGCCGGATGAAGAAGGCCGACCGAGCGCAACTTGAAGAATATGCGCGCAAGATCGGCATTATGCCTGACGGCATTGCAATGGGGCGGTAATCGCGGGCGACCGCGAAATTCGCAATCCTTGGATATCTGCGCCCATAATTACAGACGGCTTACAACCCGCGACAGTGCCAAGATACACTAAAAAGTCAGGTGACGCCATTGGATTACAGTGAACTTATCGCCGAAGTAACTGCCCGCACAGGTGACAGCACCGTCGCCACCCGTGCCGCGCTTTACACGGCCTTTGCCGAAACGGCGCTGTCGAAAATGCTGCGCGTCGGGGCTGCGGAAAAGACCGTGACGCTGACCACGGACGCGGACGGTGTGGCGTCCCTGCCGTCCAGCTATGGGCGTCTGCGCGAAATCCGCTATGCCGGGTATCCCTTGCCCGTGGCGGATGTGCAGGCGGTGCAGGCCAAGACGCAGACGGGGTATTACATCTCGGGCGGGGATATTATCACGTCTCTGCCGAATGCGGACCTGACGCTGTATTATTACGAGGCCATCCCGCCGCTGTCGTATTTCGACACGAATTGGCTGAGTGATGCCGAGCCTGAAATCTACATCTACGCGGTGATGAAGCAGGTCTTTCTTGCCAATCTGGACACCGAGAAAGCATCGGCGGCGGATGTCATGCTGACCGGGCTGGTGGATGCCTTCCTGCGCGCGGATGCCGTGGCGCGCTACAGCAAGACGCAATATCGCGCGCCGGGGATTAATCCATGAGCATCGGCGACATTCTTCCCGAGATTCTGGCCGAGTGCAACATTGACCGGGTATCCCCGTCGATCAATGACGGCACGTTTGAAATGCGCCAGATCACCGCGTTTATGAATGCGGCGGGCCGTGAAATCAATGCGCGGGTGGAATGGGCGCGGGGGGCTGCGGCCATCACCGTGGAAAACGTCACTTCCGTTCTGCTGCCTGCCGACTTTCAGGAAATGGCAGAATCCGGCCCTGTGATGATTGGCCCGAATGGCTATACGCCCGCGCGCCTCGTTACATCGCCGGAACTGTGGCAATTGCTTCAGCGCCAGCCGTCGCGGCAGAACTATTTCCGCCTGGAAGGCCCGTCCATCATCTTCGCCCCGCCGGTTGGGCCAGAGGGTGCGACCGTGCGCTATCAGTCGAAAAACTGGGTATCCGGCAAGGACAACGTGACGCTAAACGCGGACGTGACGATCTTTCCGGAACGGCTGTTGTCCCGCAATACCATCTATCGGTGGAAGCGGTCCAAGGGTCTGCCCTATGAAGACCTGATGTCCGAATTTGAAGCCGATCTTGCCACGGCGGCAAAGGCTGATCGGGGTCAGCAATGATCCAAGCTGGCCGCAAGCAAAACCGCAAGGCGCAGGCCGCACAGGCGCAGCCCGTGCCATTCTCTGCCCCGGTGGGCGGGTGGGTCGAGAACGCCAATATCACGCAGGGCGAAGCGGGCTATGCGCGGGTGATGGAGAACATCTTCCCCGGTCTGCAAGGGTGCCGGATCAGGGGCGGTGCGCAGAAGGTCGCCATCGTCGGCGCGCGGGTCAAGTCGCTGTTCGGGTATCAGTCTGGATCGACCAGCAAGCTGTTCGCCAGCACCGCAGCGGCGATCTATGACGTGTCGGCGCTGAACCCGCTGGCGGTCCCCACGGCCTCTGTGTCGGGCATGGGATCGGGCTACTGGTCAACCGTTCAAATGGGAACGGCTGGCGGGGAATTTCTAGTGTGTGTCAATGGCACAGACACGCCCCGTACGTACAACGGCAGTACGTGGGCCACCACGGCCATCACGGGCGTTACGTCCACCGAACTGTCCTTTGTGACCAAGCACAAAAGCCGCCTGTGGTTCGTGCGGAAGAACACGCTGGTTGCGTGGTATCTGCCGGTGGACAGCATTGCCGGGGCTGCGGCTGACTTTTCGCTTGCAGGCGTGATGCAGCGCGGCGGGTCGCTTCTGTTCATCGCCACATGGTCGCAAGACAGCGGCGACGGCCAGGATGACCGGATCGTGTTCGTCAGCACCGAAGGCGAGTGTGCGGTTTACCAAGGCACCAACCCTGCCAGCGCAGCCGATTGGTCGCTGGTGGGCGTGTATAACATCACCAAGCCCTTGGGGTCGAAGGCGCACATGCGCGCGGGCGGTGACTTGGTCATTGCCACAGAGGCCGGGATCGTCCCGCTCAGTGCCGTGACGACGAAAGACCCGGCATCAATGGACGTGGCTGCGGTGACGCGGGCGATTGAACCCTCCTGGCGCATCCAGGCCAAGCGCCGCACGGCAACGCAGCCGGTGGAACTGATCAAGTGGCCCCGTGAAAACATGCTGATGGTGTCGCTGCCGCATGACATTAGCACCAGCTTCGTTGCCAATCTGCAAACCGGCGCTTGGTGCAAATACATTGGCTGGGACGTACAGGCGGCGGCGCTGTTCAATGACCAGATGTATTTCGGGGATCGGGCAGGATCGATCTTCGCAGCGGAAACGGGCGGGTCCGACAACGACGAGGCGTATATCTGCCGCCTGTCGTATATGCCGTCTGATCTGGGCGGTGGGGCGACGACCAAGGTCGTCAGCATGATGCGGGCGCGCTTTTTGTCCTTCGGGTCGGTGACGGCGCAACTGTCCATCGCCCCCAACTATGACGTGATTTTCCCGGCATTGCCGCCCGAAACCAGCGCACCGGCCAACCCCGGATCATACTGGGGCGTCAGCGAATGGGGCGAGGGGCTATGGGGCGGGGAAGTCACCGCAACCCGGCCAACGTATAACACCGGCTGGACGGCGGTCGGGGCCAACGGCGAGGCCATCGCGCCGCAACTGCAAATGGTCGTGCGCGGGCCAGGACGGCCTTCGGCGGAACTGATCGCCATCGACGTGCTGACTGAGGCAGGCGGCATTTGATCGTCTATGGGCAAACCGAACTTGTTGCCGCCTTTGTCGCCGCGAACATCCCCGGCGAAACGGGTTTCGGCAACTGCAAGGCTATCGGCTTCGGCAACCCGTTAGTCGCGGGTGTCGTCTACCACAACTGGAACCCCGAAGGCCGGGTGATTGAACTGTCCGCCGCGTCCACGACCCGCAAATGGGTAACGCGCGCAAACCTGAAGGTGATCTTCGGCTACCCGTTTGACGAGTTGGAATGTCAACTCTGCGTGGCCCGTATCTCTGAACACAACGCCCGTGCGCGCCGGATCTGGCGGGCCTTGGGTGCAACGGAATACCGCATCCCCCGGTTCTATGGGCGCGATGAAGCAATGATTATCGCCACCCTGCCGGTCGAGGCGTGGCGGGCGTTTGAAAGGAATATGTGATGGGCAAAAAGTCAGACGCGCCAGCGCCCCCCGATCCGCGCGAAACCAGCAAAGCGCAGACCGGCACAAGTGTTGCCACGGCGCTTGCAAACACGTCCTTGCAGAACGTCAACCGCGTTGGCGCGGACGGATCGACGCTGAACTACAACCAGACGGGTTCCAGCGCCTTCACCGATCCATATACAGGCCTGACGTATCAACTGCCGCAATACACGGCGACGGAAAAGCTGTCGAAGCCCGCGCAGGGCATCTATGACACCCGGCAGGGCGCAGAACAGAACCTTGCCACGGCGGCAAAGAACCAGTCGGGCAACGTGGTCAACACCATGTCGCAAGCCTGGAACCCCGACACGTCGGCCATCGAAAAGCGCATCTTTGACCTTGGGTCGAACACGCTGAACCCGCAGTTCGACCGCCAGCGCGGCGATCTGGAAACCCGTCTGAGCAATCAGGGGATCAAGTTGGGATCGGCGGCATACGACCGGGCGCTGAACGAGCAGGGCAACACGCAGAACCAAGCCTATAACCAACTTGCGTTGCAGGGCCGTGGGCAGGCGATGAATGAACTTCAGGCGATCCGCAACCAGCCGCTGAATGAGTTGTCGGCGCTGCTGTCCGGTTCGCAGGTGTCCATGCCGAACTACACACCGAACACGCCTTCGGCCATTCCGACCACGGACAACGCGGCGCTGATTAACGCCAACTACGGCCAGCAGATGCAGAACTGGCAGACCGAACAGGCACAGTCGCAGGCGCTTTGGGGCGGACTGATGGGCTTGGGTTCCTCGGCAATCATGGGCGGCATTGGACCGTTCAAAGGCATAGGGATGGGGCGATAATGGCACAACCCGGCTACATCTTCGGCAAAGGCACGCCCGACACTTACGAAAGCCTCCGGGCCAAGCGCAAGACGGCGGAACGGCTCGGCGTTGCCGCCATGCGGACCCCGTCGAACGTCGGCGAAGGGTTTGCGTCCTTGGGGCAGGCCATCGCATACCGGCGGATGATGAACCAAGCGGACACCGGGGACGCTGCGGGACGTGCGGCCTCTGACAGTGCTTTCGCGCAGATCATGGCGGGCATGGGTGGCATGGGCGGATCGGATCCGCGCATTTCGTCCAGCGGCACATGGGACCGCGCCGCACCACCGCCTAAGCCCACTGATCTACCCGGCATGGGTGCGCAGCCGCTATCCTATGGCAGCACCTCGCGCACGGTGGACACGCCCGCAGGCAAGCGCAGCGTCACGGGTTCCCCCATTCCGGGGATGCCGCAGATCGGCGGCGGCGGGCTGGACTTCGGCAGCGCCACGATGACCCCGCAGGAAATGCTCATTGCAGGCGCGGAAGCGCGCGGGCTGGACCCCATCGACGTTGCCACGGCCATTTCCTATGAAACTGGGGCCACGATGGACCCGATGATTTCCGGCCCGACAACGCAGTGGGGAACGCATCAGGGGCTGATCCAATTCGGTGAACCGCAGGCGGCGGAACACGGCGCGGACTTCAGCGACCCGAACACGGCGATGCGGTCGCAGCTAAACCCGACCAGCGGCGCGGTGTGGTCCTATCTGGACAAGGCCGGTGTGCAGCCGGGAATGGGCCTGGACAACATCTATTCCGCGATCAACGCGGGCGCACCGGGGCGGTTCAATGCCTCTGACGCGAACAACGGCGGCGCACCCGGCACCGTCGGCGACAAGGTCGCGGGCATGGGCGACCATCGCGGCAAGGCAGCGGAATGGCTGGGCGGAACTTGGACCCCCAGCGATAACGTCACCGTATCGACGCAGGGCGCACCACAGGGCGGCGGGGCAAGCATTCCCGCGCTGATGGAAGCCATGTCGGACCCCTACGCCAGTGAGGCACAGCGCAGCGTGCTGGGCATGATGCTTCAGCAGCAATTGACGGCCATGCAGCCGCAGTCGGAATCGGAACGGCTGGACCTGCTATTGAAGCGGGCGGAACTGGACCAGATACAGAACCCCGTGGCTGACCCGATGGAAGCCGTAAAGATGGAACAGGCGCTGCTTGACCTTGAGCAGGACAAGGCAGGACCGCCCCCTGACGCCCCGCCGACCAGCGTGCGGGAATACCAATTCTACGCGGACCAAGCAAAAGCCGCCGGTCAGCCTGCCTTGTCCTATGAGGAATGGGATTTACGGGGCAAGAAGGCTGGGGCAAGCAGCACAAGCGTTGACCTTGGTGGCGGATCGGACAAGCAAATCTTCGACGCAATGCTTGTGGATCGGAACATGGCGCAGTCGTCGGTTTCAGCCCTTACCGCGCTCAACGAAGCCGAAGCGGCGGTTGATAGCGGCATCGTCAGCGGCGCGGGCGCTAACACCCTATTGCTGGGCCAGAAGGTCGCTGCGGCGTTTGGCTATGACCCGGAGGAAATCGTGAACACGGAAACCTTCGTGTCGGCAATGGCCCCGGTGGTTGCTGCGACCCTGAAGGCTTCGGCGGGGACGGCAAACCTGTCAAACGCCGATATGGAGTTTGCCAAGAAAGCGGCGGCTGGGGACATTACGCTTGAAGCCAAGTCGATCAAGCGCCTGCTGAAAATCCTCCGCAACGCCAATGAAACGACCGTGAAGACCTACAACGACCGGCTGAATGGCGTTTACCCAGATGCAGAAGACCCCAACACCAAACGGTCGCGGGCGATGCTGCGTGTTGGGGACATTCCAGTATACGCCCCGCCACCCCCTGCGGCTGATCCTGGTGCCGCCGCCCCCGCACCGTCCACGTTCCTGTCAAACCCTGTGATCCAGAAGGCCGCAAAGGACGCGGGCGTTACGGAGCAGGAAATCTATGATGCCATGTCGCCTGATGTTCGTGCCAAATATGGGGCCAGCCAATGAGCGACCTAGACCTAGACCTTGCCATTGCTACCGCCAAGGCAAAGAAAGCCAAGGCCACCTACGGCACCGCATCGCAGGACGAAAGCGCCCGCAAGAAGCTGGAAGAACTGGAAGCGAACGGCACCATTCGCCCCGCTGAAAAGGCAACACTTGACGCCCTGCGCGGCAATCAGGGGGCCAATACGGACACCATCGGGCGCACTGGTGCAGCTTATCGTGGGTTTTCCGCAGGCGCTACGCTGAACGCCCGCGACAACATCGCTGACATGTTCGGCTTTGACGGCGAGGGCATTCGGACGCGGGATGCGGCGGCAAATGCGGCTTATCCTGACGATTTTGGCAAGGGCAACATCGCGGGTGGCGGGGCTTCGATGGTCCTTCCAGGCGTTGGTATCGGTAAATTGGCACAGGGCCTGTCAACGCTTGGGAAGATTTTTGCTTACGGGACTGTGGGTGGCCTGAACGGGGGCATTTCGGGCTTTATGGATGAAACCGGCGGCGGCGCGGGCTTCACTGGCCCCGACCTTGCAAACCGTGTGCAGAACGCCAAAACGCCCGCCGCATGGGGTGCCGGTCTTGGCATTGCCGCGCCGCTGCTGGCGTCTGGCGGAGGTGCCTTGGCCCGTCTGTTTGCCAACCGCGCGCAGGACGTTGGGGATGTGGGCAGTCGGGCTATCTCACGCCTTCGCCCCGCCTTGGCCGATACCGTGGCCCCGCAAGGCGATGTGGAAGCCTATCTTCGCAGCCTTGGGCCGGAAGCCATGCTTGCCGACGTTCCAGGCCCGATGCAAAACCAGGCGATGGGCCTTGCCTCAATGCAGGGGCGGGGCGGGGCGGAACTGTCGCGCGCCGTCAACAATAGGGCGGTAGGGGCTGGCCCGCGCATTACGCAGACGATGGACGCGGGGATTACCGGGCCAAACGCGGCGTTTGATCTGCGCCGTACCAATGCTGCGGAACGGACAAACAAGCTGGGGCCGGAATATGAGGCCGCGCTGTCGGCACCGGGCCAACTGGACATTACCCCCGTCCTTAGCGCGATGGACCCTAACGCTGTTGGCGCGCAGCGGGCGGAACTGGACATGCTGCGGCGCAACTTGGGCCTTGATGTACAACCCGGCGCACAGCCGCTTAATACTTTCATCAATGCGCCGAAACTGCACAACGTCCGGTCGGAACTGTCGGACAACATCAGCGCGGCAACGCGCGAGGGCCGGGGTGGGTTTGTCGCCGCGACCAAGCCCGCGCTTACCGCGATTGATGATGTTTTGAACACCATCCCCGGCTATCAGGACGCGCGTACCGGGTACGCCAATAACAAGGCGATGGATCGCGCGATTGAGGAAGGACAAACCGCCTTGCGCGGCGGACGTGTCTCAGCCTTGGCCCCGGAAGAACTTCGGGTGGAATTTGACAAGCTTTCCACGGCGCAGAAAGATGCGTTCCGCACGGGCTTGCGCCGCGACATTGCGGGCCTGATGGGGACGGCGAAGAACGACGCCGCCGCCGCTTGGGGCGAGTTTGCAAAGACGTGGAACGAAGAAAAGTTGAATATCGTTCTCGGTGCCGATGCGGAACCAATCTTGAACCGCTTGAAGGCTGAAAAGGTGTTTTCGGAAACTCGGGGCCGCATTGACGCGGGGTCGATGACTGCCAAGCGCAACGAGGCGACGAAGGGTCTTGCCGCCGCTGATGTGAACCAAAAGCCCTCTATCCGCAGCGATATATTCTCCGCGCCTATCAATGCGGTTTATGGCAACTTGGTGGACCCGATCACCTTTGGCCCGCGTCGGTCCCGCTTGAACGCGGACATGGGCAAGGCTCTAGCGAAGTCCGGCCCTGAAGCCGAAGCCTTGCTGCGTGCCATGTTGGAACAGACGGCACGCGGTCAGCGCCGCGAACCCGCAATTCAGGCGTTTGAAACGCTGTTCAGAAACAGCCTTCTTGCGGCAGGCGGCGGCGTGGCGGCTTCCAAGTAATCAATCGTCTTTGCGAAGATGCCCACCGGCTTTGCGATGCCGGTAAATGATGATGATTGTTGTAATGGTCATCGCGGGCAGCCCGACAAAGAAGAACAGGTCAAGCGTCCACTGCGGGGCAAGTTCGTAAACCACATAGCCCCACACCTTCCCCCAAATCGTCATGCCGACGATGAAGAAGGCCACGGCCAAAAGCTTCTGCCCAAATATTCCCATCCGTCCAATATGCGCCCGCTTGGGCGTCTCTGCAAGTATGGAGTAAACGAATGTCCAGAAACCCCGGCGGCGTGTATTCGCTTCCACCCGGCTCGGCAGCGGTGGACAACACCCTCATCGACCCGGTTGTTTACAACGCTTTGTTGGCAGACCTGGAGTCGGACCTGAACCTTGCCCGCCCGATTGTGGCGGGTGGAACGGGGGCAACCAGTGCGGACAGCGCGCTGACGGCTTTGGGCGGCACGGTCACGGGCAAGTCGGTGTTCACCGCTGCGGACGTGGCTGCTGCGCTGGTGGCCCTTGGCTTGACCAACGCACAGGTGCCTGCGGGTCAGATCGGGCATTTCGCGGGCGCTACGGCCCCTGCGGGCTGGCTGGCGGCAAGCGGGCAGGCGGTATCGCGGACGACCTACAGCGTGCTGTTTGCGGCTGTCGGCACGCTGTACGGCGCGGGGGATGGCTCCACGACCTTCAACCTGCCCGACCTTCGCGGCACATTCCTGCGGGCCTTGGACAGCGGACGCGGCGTGGATACGGGCCGGACGTTGGGATCGACGCAAGCGGCGGCGATGCAGAACCACACGCATAGCGGCA